CCGGGGCGTAAGCCCCAGGGTGGTTGAGGTCCGTAAGGACCTAGACCAACCTTTCATAGGAGAAGCCATTGAGAACGTTCTGGGATTTTGTAAAAGAAATCTGTCATTCTGACAGTTTCCAATTACTTGTCCTAGGCCTTATCCTTGGCTTAACCTTTATGATTGGTTGGTTCACGTGCTTGGTAGTCGTATGGAGCACCTTTCGGATATTTATGTCCGCTTGGTACCCCTTAACTGCCCCGCATGTGTGGGGGATCGACGATCCCTATACTGTCGAACTAGTACGGGTAATTCTCATGGAGATTATCTCCAATGAGTTATAATCCTGTACTCGATCAAGAGAAGGCCATTCGGCAGCGAAGTGCGGTGTTTTCTCAAGCTCTTCTTGAAGGAACGTGGGCTATTCTTCAGCAGTCCGTCAACCACCAGATGGTGGCCACTTCCCCACCTTTCTGGGCCGCAAGGCCCGGGAAGATTAAGGTTGTGGCTCATCGTCGACGTGGTTCTCGAATTCCTGTCGAATTCCCGTTGCTCCTTTTTCGAAGGTCTTTTGGTTACACCGTCTTTCTGCGGAAATATCAACTTGCGATCCCTCAAGGATCGTGGGTCGATCTTTCCCAGACAGCCTTCCCGCTTGTTGTGAATTCTTACAACAAGTGGGTCGTTAGTAAGATTAATTCTTACTATCGCCTACCATGGACACGGCCTCTTGGTCGTCTCAACCCTGAGTCTGAGTCCAAAGTTCGAATCGAAGCTTGGGTAGATAACGGTGTAGAGAAGAGTTTCTCTGAAATTCCGTACCTATCCTATCATCGATCGTTCTCTGGCACTACGACTCCTGGGTTTGGGAAAATCAAGAAGAAGGACCTTCCTGTTAATGATTACAGTTTGGTTCTTCAACGCCGTGGTAATTACGGAGAATACGTCCGTAACGTTCAGACAGACATGTCTGGACAAGTGCTGAGGGACGACCAATTTTGGTGGAACTTCAGCATTCCAGGTGGGGACACTGAGCCGAGTTTTACCTCGGCACTACTCGACAAAGCTGTGAAGCGTCTGTCGGCTGCAGCTCAGAGCAATAGTACTTCTAATGTTGCTTTGAACATCGCTCAGATCCAGCTTACCGTTGATATGATCGCAAGATCAGCTCAGCGGATTTCTGGCTCTCTGAGTGCCCTACGTCGTGGTAACTTCGTAGGAGCAGCTAAGATTCTTTGGCGGAACCGCGTTGCCCGTTATGGACCACGAGGTGGGCCGAGAACCGGAAGTAGTCTAGCTGCAAATTGGCTAGAGCTTCAGTACGGTTGGAAGCCTCTCCTTTCGGATATAAGGGGTGCGATGGAAGCATTAGCACGGTATAACTATGCTAATGCTGTCGTGCGCAGTGTCACCGCGTCTGCGTCAAGGAATACTCGTGATAAGGATGCCCTCCGAACAAACGACGCCATACCAACTACCATCGGATATCTCGATAGAGATACTCGTGAAGTAGTTCGTTACGGCGCACGTTTTCGTTTGGCGTCACCACTCACTGCATTCCTGGCTCAGACTGGGTTTACCAACCCCGTGAATCTTGCATGGGAGTTGTTACCCTTTTCCTTCGTTGTTGATTGGTTCCTACCGATAGGGCCGTACCTAGAGACTTTAAGTCAATGGGACGGCCTAGAATTTATCGATGGGTTCCAGGTTCAATTTCTTAGGAAGAGACTTCTTGGGCGTACTTACTTTTCAGGTACTTACCTGGCATTGGACCCTAGCTGGCACACCGATCGTTTTGGATCGTATTACAGTCTGTGGGTGAAACACACCCGGTTGAGATTAATTTCTCCTCCCAGTGTGAATCTCCCTAAACTGCGACATGGTCTCAATACGACGCGGGCGCTAAATGCTTTGGCCCTGTTACGGGTTGTATTTGGTAGGTAGGTCAAGACCGCCTTTCTTGATTGAATCAGGAGTAGAGTAAGATGCCAGCTTTGGCAAATTATCTCGTGTCATCTTTGCTAAATAGCGTCGGAACTACAACTGACGCTGCTATAGCTAATGACAAGACGTTTAACCCCGCGGGAATTAACGCCCAAGGAGTTACGCGATGGGAGGATCGAGCGGGAGGAATCCCGGTCGGTTTTCCTCACATTACCTTGCAGCTACGTCCGCCTACCCAGGCGTCGCGTATCTACAAGACTACTGTGAAACTTATACTCCCCACTCTTGAGCAGACGTCTCCTTCGACGTCGACCGGCATCCAGCCGGCCCCGACGAAGGCTTACGATTGTTCAGTTGTGATGGAGTTCATGATCCCGGAGCGTTCTACTACGGCGGAGAGGCAAGCGCTGATGTCTCAGCTCGAGTCTCTCCTCGTGGGTACAATCCAGGCGAGCGATGGCACTCCGTCGGTTTCGACGGGTAACTTCGTTCGTAATGCGGTCGTGTTTTTGGAGCCGCCTTACTAGGCTGCTACATTTTCACTTTTGCATTGATCATCAACTTCAGGAGTATCTCATGTCAAGTAACTTGCGTGGGTCGGCTTACCTCAAAGGTATCCGGAATTTTCGCGTTTCTTCGGGTGTAACACCTGAGGTCGTCAACAGGTTCCTCGAGTCCCTAGATTGTCCTCGAGCTCTAACGGTACTTATACTCTTCAGAAATGGAGAGCACAAGCAACTGTCTGAGCTCGATTTCAATCCTGATTTCTACAGTAATGTAGAGGATCTCAGGAATGCTTATTTAGCAACGAAGTTTCTGTCAAAGTCCCGGTTTTTGAAAACGGGAGTTGACTTACGCGGCGTTGCTATGGCAAAATTCTTCGAATTTGAAGATTCTTGTCAGCATGTCAATACTCGCTTTAAGAATTTAGCTTTGGACCCCGAATATAAAGGGCCCAACGTGTGGCTGCATCACGCAGTCACGCGAAAAATCGCGAAAATTCTTGGCGACTTTGACCTCGATGAGTTCCTGTTGACACCCGACTGGGGTCCTGGCGCCACTACGCTGATGAAGCGTCGTGCTGCCAGTCCAGTTAATAAGTTCCAATCAGAGATTGGAATAACGCGCGACCTTTATCAATTTTGTTGCGACCGTAAGCTGTTAGAGGGTTACCCTCTCTGGCATAAACGGCTACTTGAAGCGGGGTTCCCCCTGTTCCAAGTGGGCAATAAAATTGTTACCGTACCGAAAGATGCGAAGACTGATCGAGTTATTGCCATTGAGCCTGGAATCAATTTATGGTTCCAAATGTCCATTGGCAAAATGATCGGTCGACGTCTCAGACGGTATGGGATCGATTTGCGCTATCAGTCGAGGAACCAATATCTTGCTTATCTCGGTAGTAAAACTACTGAGTTGGCAACTGTTGATCTCTCTTCTGCCAGCGATTCCATTTCCCTTGAGGTTATTCGGGAATTAATACCTCCTGAATGGTTTGAGGTTATGGACGCATGTCGATCTCATTTCGGAGTTCAAAACACGTCCGAGGTAGTTAGGTGGAACAAGTTCTCCTCAATGGGGAACGGTTTCACCTTTCAGCTAGAGACGCTTGTGTTTTACGCAATCGCTTTATGCGTTTGCGAAAGACTCCACGTCAGCTCTGCTGATGTGAGCGTTTATGGTGATGATGTTATCATCCCTTCACGCTGTTTTGAAGCTTACTCGAGTGCAATGCTTTTTTACGGCTTTCGCGTTAACCCCCTTAAAAGTCATTTTAAGGGAAGCTTCCGTGAGAGTTGTGGAATGCATTACTTCCGAGGCATCGATGTTAAGCCACTGTATCAACGCGATGCAGTGACGTCCGTTCAATCGGTTTACCGACTGGCAAATGCAGTTCGGCGCCTCGCTTTCAGGGAAGGTGCAACCCTTTCCTGTTCGGCGAAGTACCGCTCTGTCTTTGATTACCTCGTTAGTTGTGTACCTGCGGCTTTACGCCTCAGGATACCCAATCAACTTGGTGATGGCGGCTTCATCTCAAATCTCGATGAGGCTACCCCGGCTAGATGTCGACATGGTATCGAAGGATACTATGTCTTCAACCTAGTTGAAGTAAGTAAAACCTACCAGGACGTCAGAGAGGGTTATCTTATTAACTCTCTTTGGCAGTTGGAGAAATCCAACGTGTCGGTGTGTCTCTCTGAAAAGGGAGACTGTCTCCGAGACATGGCTGAGATTCCTAACTCTGCAGGTGGTGGTAATACAAAGAAAGCCAAACGTAACTCCGTTCAGCTTTCGATGTCTACTGTCATCCGCATTGTTAGAAGTCATGTCCAACGTTGGGAGGATTTAGGGCCTTGGCTCTGATTCTCCATTGGTCACGGGGGTCCTAACGGACCCTTTTGCCGTTTCGGCTGGAGGAGCG